CGCCATCACCCTCCAGTACCGGCTCGCTGTGTTTACAGTTACGGCAATTAACATCGTCCGGTAATTGTTCTAAATTATAAATGGCCTGTTCTTTTGCCGACATAAATTTCTTAATTCGATAATCGGTTGATGAGTAAGGAGACTCCGGAGGTTCTGTTGCAGTAATAATTTCACGGGCTTTTTTCTTCATCTTTTCCAAAACACCCTCTCTGGCATCTATAATCTCCGTATAAAGCGATGAATCGTTTTTGTTATACACAACCACCAAAGTGCGCTTCAAGTTAAATGAAGCCATATAACATTGGATTTGAACCGCGTAGTTGGAAGACCATTGTTCGTAGCTCTCTCCTTGTTGCAGCTCATTGAATCTATTTTTATTGGCCGATTTGACTTCCAGGAGCATCACTTCTTCAGGATTCTCCGGATCAACATTCTTAACAACACCGTCCGTGGAGCCACCCAAATGTCCGGCCAAGTGGGAACAGCGATATTGTTTGCCGTCCTTATCCACAGCCGATACATTAATCGAGCTTTTCTTTAGTGCATCAACCACCTGGTCCTCAATGCGATTGCCCAGATCAAACAGGCGCAGTATTCTGCTGTTGTCAATCATCGGGAAAGACCATCTGAACATAAGCCATAGCTTGCGTGGGTTATCCCCAATGATGCTCATGCCCATGTGCATACGATGCTTTTGTCCTTGTTGTTCTGCTTTATCAAACTCTTCTAATATGTTCATAGCGTTATTCTCCTTTCTCCTGCATAAATTACTTTGATGTTCTCGTACTTGCCTTCCTTCTTGGTGAGGATGCCGTCGATATGATTAAAGGCACCCTTCTTATTGATCAGCTCAACCGCCTCGCTAACGGTCTTGGGTGGAAACAAATCCATGGTAATGCGCTTCCATCTGGATTTGGCAAACTGGTCTGCCTTGGGATGGCCGAACATGAGAGGCAATTGATACTGGTTAAACAGATCCTCACACTCAAACACCACCTTACAATAAAAGTTGCCGCCTTTTGAAGTCATGGGATGGGCGGACACTCGGCTCACATTGAAAATGTTTTCTACCTTGTCCTTCTTCTCATCCGATAACACATAGCCTTCACCAGCTGAACCGCTTTTGGCTAGACCGGGTGCTTTTCTCTCAGGTTGAAAATGAAAGGCTTGCGGTTCAGGAAAGGCGTCACCGCATTCACGACAATCTTTAAACGATCTGGGGTTCACTGCGAAACAACTGTCGCACACTTTGATCTTGGCTTGGGCACCTTCATCTTCGGGTATGGCCTCATCCAAACAACCGTGTCGTTGCATGTTCTCGCCATAATCCAGCATTAAACAATTGTCCTTGCCCGGATACTGACGCATACCACGGCCGCACATTTGGACATAGAGTCCAAGACTTTGTGTCGGTCTTAACAGCGCCAGGCAATCGGTTCGGGGCGCATCCCAGCCTTCGGTCAACACGCCTACATTACATAGGGCGTTGATATTGCCTATCTCGAAGTCGTGCAGGATGCGCTCCCTTTCTTTTGTGTGGGTGGTGCCGGTAACAACTTCAGCATTAATGCCTCGTTCCTTGAGGAACAAACACATTGTTTCTGCATGAAGAACCGACACACAAAAGAAAACCGTAGCGGTTCTACCTTTTAAGTAGGCCTTATCCATCCAGTCGTTAAAAATATCAAGCATGAGCGGTTCGTGTAAAGCTAATTTTTCCAACTCGCCCTCGCGATAATCGCCCCCTTTAAACTTGAGCCTAATACCACTGGCATCAATGACTGCCTTGTTGTCAACAGCAAACGCAGAAAGTCGCGAGAGATAACCATCTTGAACCAATTGTGGGATGGAAATTTGATAGGCTACCTCTCTAAAGAAATGATCTAGCTTGTCACCATAGATATAACCTTGTCCCATGCGATAAGGCGTGGCGGTTACCCCCATGACTCTACAAGGTTTCTTTTCATTCATTGCGTTTAATATTTTTCGATAGCGCGTGTTAGGACCAGGCGCTATATGATGCGCCTCGTCAATAATAATATAGTCAACTCCAGGAATCGCATCCAGTCGCTTTTCGGACGCTAGGGTGTCCCTGGATGCGATCAATACTGGGGCGTCGGTGTCATAGCTTTTTAGTGAGGCGGCTAGAACACCGACAGGTGCGGTAGGCCACACCTTTAATAGTTTGTCTTTGGCTTGTGAAACCAACTCTTGTCGGTGCGCCAGAATTAAGAACCGATTATTGCTAGAGCTGAGCTCTTTAATCAGGTGTGAAAACACAATGGTTTTCCCGGCAGCAGTGGGTAAAACGAGGAGTGGGTTGTGATCAATGGGTTTTGCCTGGAAGTAATCCAGTAGTGATCCAAGCGCCTCTTCTTGGTAGTATCTGAGTTGCATCAGTGCACCGTTTCTCCGTTGTCCGAGTTTTCGTCTTCGTTAAGAGCCTCGGCAATTTTACTTATAGATATATTTAATAAATTATAAGCATTTTGTTTGCTGGGCGCAGTAGATAATATGATGTCGGGATGTATGAAGACCAGGACTCTGGCAATGTTCTCTTCTGAAATGCCGCGCTTCTTCCACTCTTCAATTAAATTGTAAAGGTCGTTGATCATGGATTCCCCGGCTTTGATGCCGTCCTTAACCGCCTGGCTTAATTCGTCGTCGTCTTTCATCTATCGTTTAATCTCTCTATATAGTTGTTCATTGTGCCGATCATTTTGCCCCACATAGGTAATAATTCCTCTATCTTAGAGTTAGACACATAGAACCATGTTTGCTCTATATGGCTTTGAAAGCCGTATATTCTACACCATGTTCTTCTCCCACAGCCGTAAACACCTAATAGCTCTAGCCTTGTTGTCTCTTGGAGATCCTTCATGGTTTTTATGTTTAAAGAACCTAAAGTATTAAAAGCTCTTTTGTCCAAAAGATAGGCGCCGTTAAATTTTTGTTCTAATTCATCACGAAACAACTCATTAAGCAGCTTTGGTGAAAGCAAAAGTACCTGCTCTTTCATAAGGTTCGGATAAAGCGCTTCTTTAATCTCTGATAAGATTTCGTCTTTGTTCATGTTTTTTAAGAATTACGCTCAACAATTACTTCAGCTGTTTCTTTTGCTGTTTGTTCGGTTAGCGTATTGGCAATTAACATCATGGCCAATTGTTTAATTTGGTATTCATCCAGGTCTAGCGCCACTATTTCTTCAAACAAATTGAATACGTTTTTTTCTTCAGAATTTATCATTGGTTATTTCCCTACCTTTTATTTATAAAGCGTTAATTGAAAAGGCTTTTTGGTAAACGAGAAGCCTTCTAACTCGTGATCGGAGGTGATCTATTACTCGTCCCAATTGCCGATGGCATTACCCGTGGCAGTGGACACCTGTTGTGTCGTGGTCTCAACCACTGGTTCTTTTTTTGCCGGCATCGCTTCGGTCATCTTAGGTCTAAGAAAAGAAATGATTTTGTTGGAATCTCCATACTGATCATTTTTCTCAATACCAATTTTAGCCATAAAATTTTCCATCATTAGGTTGTTTACAGCATCTCGATTAAGCTCAGTAGCGTTACTACCTGTCGCAATCATCCATTGCTTTAAACGACTGATGCCAACCGTTGGGTTCGCACCAGAGATGGTAAAGTTTTCCCAAATCACACGGTTTGCATAGTTTTCACCTTGCACCCGGTATGTGACTTTGAGATATTTGTTTCCGGCTTTTGAAATTTTTTGCTCCCAGTCCTCGGCCATTAATTCATAAGTGCCTTCCGGTATGGGTTCAAAACTTCCGCCAGTGTCCTCGACCGTACTAAGGTCTATATGAAAATCTTCAGACATTTTGTCCTCCTTTGTTTTTGGTTTCATTAGGTATAACCGTCGCTTTACAGGCGTCTGTAAAAGCAGACCAGTTAAAATCTATTCTTTCAGGGAGTTGAAGTCTTGATTTGGCATCAAAAGCAGCGGTTCTCTTCGTGAATAAATAACGTTTATCGCTAAAGGTTTTGCCACGAGCTTTCTCATTGAAGCCCTGCCCGGACTTCACGGTGGTAAACAAATGATTAGCGAAAAAATTAAAGTCGACCCAAGCGCGAATCAGACTGGACACTTTTTTATGCGTGTTCAGCTCATAGCGGTCGTAGGGTTCGTGTTCCGGATCAGAAAAGGTTCGTATTTGTACATGTGATAGTAGTATGACGTTCATCTTCTTGGCAACAGAAAGCGCTTCCAGGTTTCTTAAGATTCTTGCGAACAGCTCATAGCTCTCCGTGAACCCCTTACCAAAACCCAAAGCTTCAATGGTTTTTATATTGTGGTTTTCTTTAACCTGTTCCTGACACAGTCTTTCGGCAAAGTCGGTGGTGTCCAGAATAACCGTTTTAAAATTATGCTCTTCAGTGCTCAGAGTTTTAACCTGTTCCATGATGTCGTTATAGGTTTCACAAACCGGGAAGTGAGGGGTGTCAATAAAACGTAAGCCGTCCTCTGCACAAATAAAGATAGGCTTGGGGGCGCCCGCGCCAAAGGTGCTTTTACCGATGCCGTCAGTGCCGGTTATATTCATTCTCACTTGCGTGTATGCGGCTTGATTATTGATTTTATCCATTAGACTCATGCAGACCCTCCTTTTCCACAATTCGTGGAGACTTTGATATTTTAGTTATTGCGCCTTTTTGTAAAAGTTCCGCGTGTTGCGGATAATCCATACAATAGCTTTTGAAATCTTTTATGCCTAAAACTTCTTTGGTTTTAAACGGCCATGC